CATCGCCGCCTGATCGAGGGCGGGCGTTGTCGCCGCCTCCCGGCGTACCGGGAATTCGACGATGTTTTCGATCTTGCTCTCACGGTAGGTAAGAATTTCCTCATGGATATTGGCGACGGCCTGCTCCTTTGCCAGCCGTTTCAATTCTTTTGCACCTTCTTTCACCAGCTTCTTCTGAGCATTTTTGACCTTCATCGCCACCTCGGCCCGATTGATGCCGGTGCGTAATGGGTCTTGCGCAATACAGAAGAAGGTGCCTTTCTCGGCGTCGAAGAGATAAATGGTGCCCAGATCAATCGGATCGAGTTTGACCCGAGCCACGGTGCCGACTTCCGGCAGTGCGTCGCTGATATAGGTGATATTGTCGACGCTGACCCCGGTCTTGCCGACCATCCTGGTACCGCCGCTTGCCGCCTCGGCCAGTAGGATATCCAGCGCCCGTTCATTGGCGATAATGCGGATCGACTCCTGCCAGGCCCTGGCCACTTCGATGGGAGTCCGGTTATTCAGACCGTGGTGCCGGTTTTGATGGTAGATGGCATGGCACCAGCGATCGCAGTATTTTTGCAGTTCCTCGGCTGTCATTCTGATTTCGACGCACGATTCCGGCTCCCGGTCCATCAGACGTTCGGCGAAGCTGCGCCGAGCCTCTATGTCTTTGCGATCAGCGACGGAATGGCCGATATAGCCAGGCATGGTTTCCTGAAAGCTGTGGGCAAAGGTCTTAAAGGCTCGTTCAATATGCGGTTTTGCTTCGGGAGTAAAAGGAGGACACAGGACCTGATCGATATTCAGATCCTCAAAGACCTGGATAATATGACGGCTGACATAGTCGGAACCGTTGTCGGTCTTGGCGATTTCAGGGATTCCCCAGTCGAGCAGGGATCGACGGATTAAGGCTGCCACTGCCGTTGCCCTGGATGTCTTTGATACATGTAGCTTAAGCCTTCTGGAGTAGACGTCTATAACCCCTATAAGGCAATACCGGCCATCGGCCAGCATCACGTCTGCGGGCGTTGAGTCAAATTCCCACACCTGATTAAGCCGCACTACCTGCTCGGAGGCATCGCCCAGGGCGAACTGCCTCTTGTTTCGCCACTTGTCGGGATTCGTGCAATATTCCAGAAGGCTGGCGTTCTCCTGCTTCCAGCTGTTGACAAATCGCCGAACCGCACTCATGCCTGGAACTTTGCCGAATCGTACTTCGAGGGCGAGCTGCAGGGTTGCAAAAGTTGAGTGCGGATGTCCCTTCAGCATGCCCAGAATAAAATCTCTTTGCTCAGGACTGAGCGAGGATGAGCCTTTTTTTGGATTGCAGTAGCCGGGCAACAAGCCGGGCAGGCCGTCCTGCTGAAACGCAGCCTGCCACCGGCACAACGTCGACCAGGAGACCTGTTTGACGTGTGCCTGGATGTGGTCTGCGATTCTGATCTCACCGCGATTGTAGAGCAGGCAGAACTGGGCAGTCCCTTTCTTGCGGTTCTCGGCTTGTGAGGCTGCAAGAAAGTTTTCCCAGGTTCGCATGATGTCCCGACGAGCATAGGCGATGGCCTGTTTCTCGGGCGGCAGTGCTCCGAAAGCGGCGAGCTGCGCCTCGACCTCGATCTTGTGGCGCTCTTCGGCTCCTTTTCGTTCTTGGGCCAGTTCGTTTCCGGCTTCCGCACCGGCTAGGGCTGCAGGTGTCCCGGTCAGAAGCATAGCGGTAGCGTCATGGCGGGCGAAAGCAATACGCACGTCATCCGGTAAATAACGAATGACGTACATCATTTCAAACCCGCCCTGAACACGCCTTTTGACGATTTTCCAGTTTTCCTTGTCGGCTCGACGCCTTACGGATCTCTGGGTGATATCGAGTGCGGCGGCTATCTCGCTGGCGCTGACGGTTTTCATGCTCATCCCTTCAGGTGCATGTGGTCTTCAAGCAGCTGCTTGAAGGTATCATTAAGGAGTTTCGGCGTTGCGCATTCGACGTGCAGCACCCAGGTGTCACCATGGTGATATTCCTCTATCACTCGCGCTTTCGTGTCCATGCGGAAGATCCGGAAACCGGCTTTCTTCAGCTTCTCCCGGTCGGCGAGTTCCATCGCGCAGCCGTAGCCGTCGAGGGTTCCGGGGACGGCCTCCGCGACCACTTCAAGCAGGCCGAGCAGGACATTATGGACTGTTTTGCGCGAGGTGTAGCGCCAGTTGGCCTCCCTCTCTATCCGGACCTGATCGAAGAACCGGTCAAAGGCTTCAACAAATTCGGGGGATTGGAAATCGGTGCGGTTTTCCCGGGTCTCTTTCTTGGTTTTCTCGACATGCTTGTCGATGGCCTCGCCCTTATAGCTGAGGACTGCTTTCTTTACGGCTTTGGCGGTTATCTTGGTGCCTGATTCTTGGGCGTCATTTACCAGACTCTGCCAGACTTCTACCTGTTCCTCGGGTGGGAGTTTGGCGAGTTCGCGGGCTTGGGCTTCGTTGGTGGGAAGGGGGATTGCTATCGATCCTTCAGCTTCTCCTTTGACAACAATTGTTGTCAAATTATCATAAACAGTTTTTGAAGCTATCAACTGATCAGCTCTTTGGTGCGACATGTCCCAAAGATCCCGGCAATACTCTTCAAAAGCCTTATAGCTCTGTCTATATAAACGCCTATCGCGGATCTCAGCCAGGGCGTTGCCGACAGCAACAAATCCGGTGAAATTTTCTTTAATTATTGATTCAAGCTGTGAAAGTCTCTTGTTTTCAGCAACAGACAGTTTACCCCCTTGAATAATCTCTGGAACCAGTGCGCTCATGGTCAACTCTCCTTACCCGGCTTATGTCTCTTACTCTCAAGTGCCATCAGCTCTTTCACTGCCTGCTCTACCATCGCCTTTTGCCTAGCTTTGATTCTGGCAACCATCTCCGCCCTGGAAACCGATCCACTGTTCTTCATCGCTAACTCTCCATGTCTTCCAAGTATTTTAGTCTCTTGCGCTTTTCGGCTCGTGCCTTGCGCTCCTGTTCATCATATTTCTGGATCTCTGCCCGTAACGCCTCCGGTCCCGGCATGGCGAACATCCCGCCACGCTCGACCAGCAGCCTGATCGGCTCGCTGCTGCCGGTTGCCCGGCAGAATGCCGGGAGATATTCGGCCGGTACCCGATGCCGGTCTTTCGATTCGGCTGTCCATGCATCAATTGTGGTTTTGGTAACTTCGACGCCGAGCAGATGACTCATCTCTCCGGCAATTTGATGTCTCGACAAAGGGCAAGTTTTTATTGCCTCGATCAACGCCACGCGCAGGCTGTTAGCGATATCCATTTCGCCTTCCCTGGTTTGGGTCGGCTGGCTCTCCGCAACCTGTTTGAGGACGTCAAAAAGCGACATCTGCCTTGTGTCTATTTTTGTCTTACGTTTAGGCATTGCCGTCTTTTTGCTTTTTAGGTACATTGCTGTTTTGCAGCCACTTTTCCTGAAGATCCTTTTCGCGCTGCCCGGTCTGTTTCTTGATCTCCTGCTTGATCAAGCGCGGCAAAACAGTATGGGAACTTGTCCCCCAGGCTTCTTCCCGTGTAAGGCCGAGCAACCTGGCGACAGCTTCTTCGATTTCCCGATTGGATCTGAGAGCCTTTGATCCGTCTGTGAGTGTATAGGTGGCGCCTTTGATTACCTTTTGAGTTGAGTGGTAGCCGAAACCTATTTGCTGGGCGATGTCACGGATCGAAAAACCGCGAATCCAGATGAGTTTTTGGAGGTTATTCATATTTGCCAAATGGTTTTTCTCTGTTGTCGTCTAATTAACGTTTTTATATAGACATTATTAACGAATCATTAATTTATGTCAACAGAAAACAACGATTCGTTGATTGAAGCGGACGTGATTGAACGCGCCAAGACCATTGCGCGCACAAGCACAGATAAAGACTTTGCCGATATTTTGGGGATTTCTAGCGCTGATTTCGGACAAAGAAAAAAGAGATCAACTCTCCTTCCTCTGATAACGCGATGGGCCATTAAACAGAATGTTGATTTGAACTACCTGCTAAGGGGATCTTCGACAGCAACCTCAAACTCGCTTGACCCTGACCCTGAGATAGCCAGTCTATTGGAGGGTGCTAGGCGTGTTTTGACCAGTGGCAACCCGATAGCTTTCGATGCACTTGAACGAAACATCAGGTATTTCGCGCACGCTATCGCGGCAGAGAAACGCGCCGATGAAATGGGCAGACAGATTCAAGAAATGAAAGATGATTTCAATATTATCAAAGCAGAAATGGCCAGACTGAAACGCGAAAACTTGCGTATCGATATGGATGCAGAGGAACAATCATTAAAGAAGAAAGCAAGGTGATTTTCGTAGTATTCTAATAGCACATATGCACACAAAAACATAACACATTGCGTAATTGAAACGGGTCCGACTTTCAATTTTGCTTAAATACGCCCCATGAGGTCTTAATACCTTTTTATTATTAAAAATCCAGAACGTCTATACTTCAGTGTGGCATGTCCGACTTCGCGTCCGACTTTGCCCTTAGAAGTCGGACACAAGAGAGGAGATCGGGAAGATGCCTTTATGCACCAATTGTGGATACCAGGGAAAGGCCAAGCGCATAACGAAAGGCTCAATTGGAATTGAGATAATCCTCTGGCTACTGATGATATTACCTGGAATTCTATATTCAGTATGGCGCCTGTCCTCAAGATACGACGGATGCCCTACCTGCGGTGCCAACAACCTGATACCTCTCAACAGCCCTGTGGCTGATAAGTTTCTAGCATCACTTAAAGTTCCATCCGAAAAAGAAAACAAACGCCCCAAGGTGGAAGATGATTTAGACGATCAACCAAACGTCTACGTCATAAAATAACGTCAGACTTCACGTCACTTCGGAGGACAAAATGCAAGATCGAATCAGGAAAACAATCCCAGTAAACGAAGATCTCACCGTCATCTGCTACGAGGACCCCACCCCAGGCGAAGGCTCATACATCTCCATCAAAAACAACCGACCAGTCCACGACATGCCCGGCGAGGTCCTCATCGCCCCAGCCGACACCCCGGCCCTGCTCAAAGCCATCACCGAGGCAACAATCAACTCAGTTCTCATTGACGGCCTCCGCAGCGACAGACGCTCTTCTTTAGATAGATGGCAACATGAACAATAATTACTTAAACATAGCAGCTTATATTGTTCTTTTTGGTTTTAGTTTGCTCTTTGGTTTTTTAGGTAAACCAACAGAAATGGGTCTTGCAATTCTTGCAGGTTCTCTTGGCTTGGCGTTTTTAAATATCGATAAAATTAAGAGATTTAAAGGCGCTGGTTTTGAAGCAGAAATGAAAGAAAAACAGCTTAATGCCATAATTCAAAAAGAGACAGAGCCGGTTGAAGAAATTAGCCATGGTTTTACTTGTGAAGCCTATGGGTCAGACGAGAAAAGTGGAAAGGTGATTAAAGCGCTGCTAAACGAAAGATATACCTGGCGATATCTCGAAGGAATTTCAAAGGAATCTGGTTTGTCCAGAGAGGAGTCTCTAGAGATTTTAAATTGGCTATATTACAACCAATTAGCGACTCAAATTGTAAGTGATAGTGGCAAGTTATGGAGCTTGACGGCTAAAGGGAGAAACGTTTTTGCAGCAAGTTATGGAGCTTGACGGCTAAAGGGTGAAACGTTTTTGCAAACTGCTAGATTCTCCACAACACTTATCGACGGCCTTCGTAGCAGTCAGATCTCGACGCAAGAAAAAACATTGCAAATGTAGCTCTGGCTGGGGAGAGAAAACATGCCACTCACGATATACGCCCTGGAAAAATTTGTTGCCCAGGATATTTCGCAGCTTACTGAATGTATCGCAGTTCCGGTAGCTTCGGAATTTCCTGATTCCAGTTCTTGGTTGAAGTTTTTCGTGCTCAATTCGATATTTAAAATCACTTTACCAAATGACAGAGCCGCCTTTGCTTTCGCCATAATTCGGCGTGCGGAGGGGGCTATCGAGGATTACGAAACAGCCAGGGAAGCTCTTGTGAGGATTGCAGCCGGTGACAAAAGCATTTCCGTCTACTTCCGATGCCTTCGCCACTTCGAATCGTCGATCGCTTCGCTTTATCAAGCTTTGGATTTTATTCGCAAGGCACTGAAGATCAATTTATTCGATCAAGGCGACGACAGCCCTGAGGAAAGACTGAACTTGCTTTACAACCGAAGCAAGCATGCCGCCCCCGAGAAGCTGCCTGAGGGCCAACTGCATGCGATCTGGATTCGAAAGACGGGGCTATTCACCGATGGAGCAAGTTTGACCTTCGACGAACTACGAAATCTAATATGCTTTATTAGTGGCATCGCCGATATGTTTGCAAAGGGAGAATATCCGAACCAACCAAGCAGTTCACCCGACCCCTGAACAAAAGCCATAACGAAACTGCCCCTGTTCACCGGTATGATTGCTGGCAGAGCATAAAGAACGTCATGATTAATTTTTCTTATGAGGGTTACATGCTGGATCACAAAAAAAGATGGATTTTTTACTACAAAAACTTTCTCAGACCTCGCCCAGATGATGCACCATACACCTCCATGAGGGATATTTTAAACAAGTTACAAAGCCGCTGTGATCAAGGTGAGTGCGTAAAATTACTTGAAAATAATACAGCAGCAATCAGATTAAAGGAAATAATCATCGACGATATAAACCAGATCGCCGTATTATTATTTCAATATAGTGATACAAAAATATCGGATCCAGCTTTTGTTGACCTTGAGAAAGGGACACTTCGCGTAGAACCAAAGCTGGAAGGTGAGGGTGTGGCAATTTCAGCTCATATGGTTTTATCTCTGAAACCGGAACACATTCGGGGCGCTACTTATCTGACACTGCTGGAAGATGTCCCTGGTATTGGAAAAACCAAAATTGAACCTTTTTTAACTTCTGAATTTAAGGCAGTATTTGATGATCGTTACCCGAACTATGAGGGGAAGTATGTCAAATACAGACCTACCTTTGAAATGAATGGTTATCTGGCTGAATCACTTAAAGATGGGCTAGACAAGGGATACATAAATGGATTTGAACTCAAAAAATTTTCTCATGTTGATGGTGGTCTTGATGAGGAAGGATATGTTAAAGTTGAATCTCACGCAGTCAAACTGAAGACAGTAAGAAAATTCGAGGGTGATGAGGCGATTGGTGTTATTAACAGGATGAAAGAGCGAGCTAAAAGATTAAATTATTCTGAATTGGTAGTACAGTATCAAAGGAAAGAGGGTAAATCAAAATCAATCCCAGTATCTACTGCCAGGGAAGATGCAGGAGATGCTCTCTTTTCCAAATTCGAAATCATTAGTGTTCTAGAGCCATTACCTCAATGTTTGTCAGAGATCAGGAAAGAAGTAGCCAGCAAAATGTCCGCCTTGCTTATTGACTCACGTTAAAATCCAGGAGTGTATATGAATGCTTTATCCCGATTGCTTCGCCCTTTGGATTACATGCGGATCAGACATCCTGAAAAGCTAAGCTATGATTTTATTATTCCAGCCATATTAACCGCTTTAATTGTCGCTTTGTTGCTGCTTTTGCCAAAGCCAGTGCAACTATCGGGAAAAGATGGATTGTTCGCTGCCATAGTCGGTTTGCTACAGATTTTAACAGGATTTTATATCGCATCACTGGCCGCAATAGCCACATTCAAAAAAGAGGGTATGGATCAAACGATGCCCGGCGATCCTCCTACTCTTAAGACCAGTTTCAGGGGGAAAATCAGGATCGATCAACTAACAAGAAGACGCTTTTTATGTCTCATGTTTGGGTACTTAGCCTTTGTGAGCGTGTTTCTGTATTTTGTAGGAAATGGAGCTCTGTTGGTGAGTGACAATTTGAAGCTTGTTATTTCTGCTAAGTTATACCCGATTGTAAAATGGAGTTGTGTTACTGCTTATTTGTTCATCACATCGAACCTAATCATTACCACGTTATTAGGTCTATATTATATGGTCGACAGAATTCATCGCAATGAGGGTAGCATTGAGGGTGGCCAAGACATCGACTGATGGTTTCAAACCTTGCGACATATTTCATTAATAAGCAGTCATTTTTGAAAATATGGTCCCAACAGACTTTTTTTAAAGTTTAGTCTGAAATTATTTGAAAAAAACAAACCATTTCAAAAGCATCACCAACTTTTTTCAAACAAATTCACTCTTGTTTCCTTTGTCTCTCTAGGTTTCATACCTTGGACCCCCCTACAGAAACAGCAACAGCGCAGTGATTTGCGCGACTTTTAGCATCAGGAAAATAGGTT